TGGACTTCCAGGATATGCTGTATCAGTATCCATAGTAATTACAGCTCCTGAGATTGAACCTGTTCTAAATCTTAAAGACATTAATGTTGTATTAGAATAAAAAACAACAAAAGTACTATCAGTAAGTCTTGAAACAGTACAATTATAACAATAAGACGGAGAAGTAAGTTGATAATTAAACTCAAAAGTTGTACTAACTGTTGCTGTTGATAAATCAACAGTAGGAGTGGCTAAATTACGAACTTTTACTCGAAGAGTATTACCTGTATACTGCAAAAGTATAAATTGTGTAGAATTTAATTTTTTAACTTGTAAAATTTCAGTAGCTGGAAAATCAAAACCATCAACAGACGAAATTTGTTTAAATCCGTGAGCTTTGTATATTTGACTATTTTCAGGGTCAAAATAGGCTGGATTTCCAGCAGTTAAATTTTCTCCAGCTATTCCTTCTTTAAGTGATGAAAATGATTTACCAAAACTATCATTTAATTCGCTGGCATATAAGCGGTCTCCCGCTGACCAAGGGTATCCCATAATAATTATTAAGTCTTAGGTTTTATGCAAGACTTAGGTCTTAAAAAATCGTAAGGTTTATATTTGTTATTAAAAATATAAAATTTCTCCTTTTCTTACGGTATCATATAAATTAAGAATAAGTAATAGTATAAGTGCAATCCAAAGTAAGACTCTCTGTTAAAGTTTTAGTCCAATTAACCGCTACACGAGAAAATAATTGACCAGTATTAACAACGGCTGTTCCATCAATAAAATTTCCAAATTCTCTAAAAGTTCCAGAAACCTCTGTTGCTGTATAAAAAAAAGTAATATAGGCTACATTAGCGGAATAAGTTGCTGAAGCCACTGCCTTTCTAAAAACCTCATTTTCTAATTGTGTATTTCCATCAGCTGGGGGAGTAACGGAAGTTCCCAAAGCTCCATAATTTATAACTCCTGTATAAACTAAAACATTAGCTAATCTCTGAGCGATAACCGAACGACCAACTGTGGCAATTAAGTTTTGATTTTTGTAAATTCTTTTTATTTTGCCAGTTTTAGCGTCTTTTATCGTAGCTGTAATATTAAATTTAATTCCTAATTGTTTTTTTTCTTCCATAAAATAATTAATTAATAAAGATATGAACTGATATCAAGTCTAAATTGCCGTTTTCTATCAGTAGTAGGACTGCTTTGGCAATACCAAGCTAAAACCCACCAACAGTTTGCCAAGGGATCAGGATTATTTCCCCATGCATCTTTGTCTAAAACTTCAACAATATTTATCGGTTGACCAACTTCAGCATGTGTTTGTTTTGAAATTGATTCATTTATAACTAATCCTTCTGAAATAATTTCAATTTTTTCTAAAATTTCATTCTCTTGTATTTCAATTTTTTTAGTTTCTTCCATTAATAATTTTTGTAGCAATTCTATCATTCCAAAAGTTTTTGTTGTTACCAGAGAAACATTATATTCAAATTCATTATTTGTTCTTATTTTCATTGATACTTTATTTATAATAAAGTATTCATTTATTCCCCTATTAACGCAATTAATAAAAATTTTCTGACCTGATCTTAATCCTGAAGTATGAGTAATAAAAGATCCTTCTGATAAACTTTCTGCATACCCTGTTATTTCAGCCATTGCTCTCTCTCTTGCTCCTGCTTTTGATTTAATTGATTTGTCAATAATTTTATACTGATATTCACCATATTGAGCTACTGAAGTAGCATCAGAAACCTTAACTAAAACAGGCAAATAAGGCTGTCCCGCAATTTCTACTCTTTGTCCAGTAGTTGGTTTATTATCTTCTCTAAATTTGATTAATTTTTCATTAAAGTTAAATAAACAATCTTTTGTAAGCGGGTCATCTATGAAATCAATTCCTACTGTTTTTGCCACATCATTAACTTCTACTGTTACAGTTTTATATTTATATCCAAAATTAAATACTATTTGTTCGCCATCAGCGATATATTCTTCAGTTATTGTATTTCCTAAATATTCACCGCCTCTAATATAAATTGTATTTTTAATTTGTGAATTATCTCTTTTAATTTCTAAACTATTATAAATAAAATTTCCGTTATCGTCAGTTAAATCAAATGGTGCGGAATTTGCCTCTTTTGAAAAAAAATGAATATCTTTATCATAATCAACATACCAATCATAACCTGTTAAATCCGCTAAATCCTGAATGCATTTTGTCGGTTCTTTATAATTAAAAGCTATATAGGAAACATTTTTCGTACAATTAACATTAGTATCAGTAAATCCAGTAGGTAAATAATTTGTTTTAATATGATTAATAATTTGATTAACAGTTTGATTTATATAACTTTCAACTACTAATTTTCTATCCATTAGATGAGACCAATCTTTACATTTTACTTCATATTTAAAAATTTTAGCTCCTTCAACTAATTCATCTACTAAAATAATTAAACCAGCAAAAATTTTAATGCCATTATCCAAAATTTCAATTTCATTATCTACTTCTGGTTTCCAAATTTTTGTTCCATAATTTTTAACTGTAAACGAACAAGTATCAACCTGATAAGTTAAAACATTAGTAATTTGCAAACTTTTTTTTTCTACAAAATTTGTTCTATTAACGCTTTCTACATTTATTGTAATTGCCATAAAATTTTAAATTTCATTTTTAATTAGGTTTACAATAATTCAAACTTACCAACCAAATTTTAAATTAAGTTTTAAATTTTTTATAATAGCATCTCCAAGTTTTTCAGCTTCTTCTTCTTCACCAATAAATTTATTATTCGAAATATACAAGTTAATCGTTGGTAAAAAGGCTGGATTTCCTTTTTTTAATGGTATAATTGCCTCAGCTCCAGCTTCGCCAACTAATCCTAAAGTAGGTTTTGTTACTATTCCACCCTTTGCAAATTTATAACCCCCTATTTTAGCTGTCTCTTTGACCCATTCAATTGCTCCGCCACCTATTCCTTTTGCTCTCTCTATTATTCCACCAGTAAATCCGCTTATTTTATCTATTATTCCTTTAACTGAATTCCAAACAGACATTATTTTGTCATAAATACTATCCCAAACTTTTGTTATTGTTTTTAAAATATTATTCCAAAAAACATTCCAAACCTCTAATAAAGGAGCTGTTGTTTTAGTTATTGTTTCTACAAGCCAATTCCAAACTTCTACCATTGTCTTTTTTATTGAATTCCAAACATTATTAAAAATATCTCTTATAAAGCTTAAAACTATTTCACAATTATCTTTTATTCCTTCCCAAGTTTCAGCTAAGAATTTAGCTATTATTTGCCAGTCTTCTCTCCAAGTAGGCAAAAGCCAATCAAATAAACGGATAAATAATCCTTGAATAAAATCAATTGCAAACTGAAAACAATTTTTTATTTCTTCCCATTTAGTTTTTAAAAAGTCTGTAATTTCTGTAAAAATATTATTTATTTTTTCATTTATTAAATCAATAGTTTCAAAAAATATAATTTTAATCTTTTCCCAAATTTTTAAAAAATAATTTTTTATTTCTTCCCAATTTTTCCAAAGTAAATATCCTATAGCAATTAATGCTATAATTGCTAATATAACTAAACCAGTTGTGCTTGTTAGAAACATAAAAGCTGTACCTACCATTTTAACAAAAACAATTAGCTGAGGTAAAAACATTATTATAGGACTTAAAGCTAATAATAATCCTCCTATTGCCGCTATAATTAAAATTATAGTATTAAATAACTTTGGATTTTCTGTTACCCAAGCCATAATTTTCTCTAAAATTGGTTTAAAAGTATCCATTAATTGTTTCATTATTGGTATTAATTGTCCGCCTATATTTTCCATTAAATCGCCAAAATCATTTTTTAATGCCGCTATTCCTCCTTCTGAAGTTTTTCTTGTTGCTTCATTAAGTCCGCCAAAATTATCTTGTAAAATTTCAGAAAGCAGAGATACTCTTTCCTCTCGAGAAGCTGTTTTATATAATTCTTTTTGAGCATCAGTTAAACTTATTCCATATCTTGTTAATGCTCCTGTTCCACCATCAACTGCTCTTCCTAAGGCATTCCCAATATTTATCATATCATCTTGAGTGGCATTTACTCCTTTTGAAGCTACAGCCATATCCATTAAGGATGGAGTTAATTTCTTTATTTGTTCAGTATTTAGGGCAAATGTTGCTAATTGAGATTGTCCCATTGTTACAGTATCGTCCTCAACTACTCCCACTTTTTGTAATGCTTTTGCTTGTTGATTAAGACCTTCTATCTGTTCATCTGTCGCATTAGAAGTTTGTTTTGTCAAATGGGCTAATCTTGCAGTAGCTCTTTCTGAATCCATGTACGCTTTTACAGACATTCCCATGCCCCCAGCGATTACGCCACCTGCCGCCGCCATACCAATACCAATAGACTTTGAATGTTTTTCTATATTATTTTTAAATCCTTCCATTACTTTACTGGCTTCATCTTTAGCAGTTATAATGGCTTGTAATTGAATATTTTCCATAAAAATATTTAAAATTTATTTAATTTATTATTTTCTTTTTCTAATTGTTTACTTTCAATTTCAAATTTTAATTTCAATAATTCTAAAAACCAATCTGGTTGTTTCCAATAAGTAAAAAAATCCCATCCCATTTTCTGACAAATTTCAGCCATTATCATCTCTTCGGTCATTTTTCCTTGCTTATAATAAAATTCTATATTATCTTTTTTTTTTCGAAATCCTGTTCCTGACTAATTTTATTAACTTCATCAATAATAAAATTATAATCTTCGCTTCTCATATCTAAAATTATATTTAGGATATTCTCTTTATTTCCATCAATTTCTTTTACTATCATCTCAATGGCTTTATTTTCTGCCTTTTCAATAATTTTAGCT